GGTTGTGGCAGTTCATTAACTCGTGCTCCAGTAACAGCAGAAGAAAATTCTCCATTAGTATCTTTTACAGATCTAAAATCTAAAGCATTTCTTAAATAGTATAGATTCCCATTCAAAGCTCTATAAGTTGGAATTTGATTATATGGAATTTGACCTGTGTAAGAATTGACTGCAAAGAAATCACCTGTAGAACCATGTTGGAAATGTTTAAATTTAGCATAAACATTCCCTGCTGGAGCTGTAGTACCAGATCTTAATAATATTCTGCCTACATCATAATAGTTATCTCTTTGGCCATTGTCTAAGAAGAATCGGTTAAAATAGTCAACAGAGCTATCAGTAGCATCTACGACCTGGGTTAAATTAAAAATATCTGTCTTGTTTAAAGAAATATATTTTGTTCCGTTTCCATCTGAATCGATAGTTCCAATTACTGATGCATCTTTTAAAGTTTTGGATCTTACTGTGCCACTGCCTTTTCGAACATATGATAAAACCTCAACAGTGGAAGATGCCGGTAAGCCTGATAAATCGGCAGACGCACCATTATTTGTAATCGAAACACTTCCAGTAAATATCGAACTATCAGCTTTAGCAAACACCCAATCATTAGTATTTGTAAAAGTTTCACCTGCAGCGGTGAGAGAGATTGTGCCGGCACCACTACCATCGGTAGTGACAGTTTTTCTTCTCTGAACATCTAAAAGAATATCTGTAAGTGAGCTAGGTCTTTGACGAGGAAGATTAAAAAGTAGATTATTCTTACTCTGTTCATAAAGAACTGAGACGCCACCCTCTTGTATAATATTGAAATAATCTGATGAGCTATTTCCGATGCTTACGCCATTTCTAAAAGCTTGTCCGGAGTTCATTTGAATATCAAAAAGATGATAACGATAATTTGAACCATCTTCGGTTACAGCTCTTACTCTACACGTGCCGATAGTGGATCCACCATAATTAGCAGATGTTCTAATATTTAATTTATCAAAATCATCGATGTTTGGAAGTCCTGAAGTTTCGCCATCGGCAGAAGAAACTTTAACATAATTGCCGTATGATACAACTGCAGCCTCATTATTCTCAGTTATAGTAGCAGTTGGTTTTTTCACTCTAGTTCTTATTGGAGAATATGATGCTGCTCTGTAACCATCAACAACTGCGATTCCATCACTAGTTGTCAAAATAAGATAGTTATTATCAGAATCTTCTTCAAATTTAACTTTAAATGGCTTTACAATATAATCTCCAGAGTTTTCTTTAATTCTCTGAGCAATCATATCTCGAGGAACAGCGTAATCATCTGTAGGTTCAGCAATAGATGAAATAGCACCGTCAACAATAGCTGCTACTTGAATAAAGTTTTCATCGGAATCAATCTCATCTTGAGATGAAAGAACTAATCTAATTCTATATCTGTCAGCACCAGGTGAAGATAAATTAGGTGTAGACCCTTGATTATCATAAAGAGCATTATTATCTGCAATTGTTACTACGTCTTCAATAACTTTATATCCAACATTTGCAGATGGGAAATCGGTATACTTTGAAACAATTTTACTTTGATCTTGAGTAAAGACAAAATGTCCACGAGTAAAGTAGACACCTTGATCAATAGCAAACTTTGTACCAAATCCTATGGCTGGATTTGAAGCGGTATTTGTTGTCTGTACTGTAAGAGTATTGCTACCATCGCTAATATTTTCACCGGCATCAAATGTGATAGATGATGTCGTGGCTGCAGAAGAAGAAAGCGTATCGATATATTGTACATAGAATGTAGCAGGATCTGATCCTTCAGCTTCGACAACTTCAAGAATTTTTGCAATAACGCCTGAAGTTTGACCAGTGAAAGATCTACCTACTAAAGAGCTAGGATTTGATGGAAGATTATTAACAGTAGTATTTAACTTGACAAATTGATATTTTACATTAATACTAACACTTCCTGGCTTGACGACTCCTCCTTCTTTAAAAATGTTATTACCGAATCTTTCAATTTGCTTTTGAATAATTGTCTGCGCTTGTGTGAGTTCACGAGCTTGCAGAGCCTTTCCGCTATTGTACAGAATTCGATAGTAGCCGTCACTATCAGCATAGTCGTCTTTGTAAGTAGTAGCAAAGGTTGAGTTAGTTAGTACTGTTGCCATTATTCATACCTTAAAGTGAAATGATAACTTTAATATCTTCAGTTTGTTCTGCCGATCTGATAACCGGTGCTCTATTTTCTATGTATAAGAGATCTCCGGAGAAAGCATCAACATCATCGTTTTCAAATGCATCTGTATCCCCATCATAACCGGCCGCGACTAAAGATCCAGTCGCGCCTGGTGATGTAACAGCTTCACCTTCAGTGAATGATAAAAATCCAGTTTCTTCTGTCTGGTGAGCATAAATTTTATCACTATCGATCTCGTCAATTAAAGCTTTAGCACCAGAAGTAGAACCAGTAATTGTTCTATCAACTACAAAGTTAGCTACATCATTGACCGAAGTAAGTCTCAAAGATTTTAATACTTTGCCAGTCGTATCTGTATAAGCGCTTCCGCTATGATTAGTCGGTGCTCTCATTAATGCAATTTGTCTAAAGTCTTGATCAATAATAAAATCATCGCCCTCAGCACCAGACGGTTTTGTATTAAACATAATAGAACTTGATCTCAGATCATTAATAGCATTAGCTCCAATACCACCGGAAGGACCTATAATTGCTCTTGCAGAAGCGCCGCTTCCTCCGCCTCCACTGAATGAAATCCCAGCATATTGATATGAGTGTCCCATAGTGACGCCGCTATCAACACTAGTATCAAGTTCAATCTTTACAATTGATCCGCCACTTACTGTTGCAGTCGCTGCAGCTCCAGAACCATCACCAGAAATAACAACTGTAGGAGCTGAAGTATATCCAGTACCACCATCAGATACTTTAATTCCAACAATCTGCCCTGAACTTGCAGCTTCTTGAATTCCAGCTTGCTGTTGTTGAATAGCATTCAATGTAACAGCGCCTGATGAATCTCCAATAAATGCAACTGGCATATAGTTAGATGATAAGAATCGAGCAGAAGTAATACCGCTTAATGCATACAGAAATTTCCAAACATATCCGTCACCAGTTGTAAATGGCTTAGTCGTGGAACCAGTGGGTTGCACAGTTGATGTTACAATATTGCCGCTTGCATCTCTACCTTGCTGTAAGCAAATATAAACTTGATTATCTTCTGTCAAAACATAATACGAATTTGTTGGATATGAAGAAAAGCTATCATCATATGCAGTGTAAATTGTACCAGAAGACCAGTTATGTCTTGGAATGACGTAAGAAGCATCGGTCGCAATTTTGATAGATTGTAATCCTAGACGAGCATTTCGGATTGTTCTTAATGAATTAGTTGGATCTGGCACAGTTTCTGAACTATCCCAGTTCTCAGATCTACCAACGCCAATATAATACTTGGTGCTGCCTGCATCGAATTCATCATAGACATTGTCTAATAATTGTTTTTTGAGTGCGTCAGTAATAATTGCTGTCATTGTTTATCTCTTATGTAATCGTGATATATGTATCAGCAGAATCAGCCGAACCAATCAAGTGCCAACCAGAACCAGTGACCCATGTTGCTTCACATGCACCGTATTGAGTAATTGAGAAGGAAGTGCCTTGAGCAAATGAAGCTGGAGTGACCGTTGCTACACCAGTATTAATATTGATAAACTTTTTCGTTTCACCAGTCACTGTTCCGTCCGCAAGAGTTCCTGCCGTTGCAGTTGTTCTATCAAAAATAGTTAGTGGCTTGAGTAATGAAACAGCAGGAGCAGCAGCGTCGAGAGTTTCTGCATCATATGCAACTTTCGTTGACATGCGAATCGCGCCAGTCCCTTTCGAAGCAAAGTTCAAGTCCACATTTGTGCTTGTACCAGTTGCTGAAATTGTAGGGCCAGATCCTGAAGCGGCATTTGCAACTGTGATTTCATTGACTGCAGAAGCAGTAGCAGTCAATTTAATAATTTCTGCACCATTAGCATCATTAATCAGTGTACCAATAGTCGGAGAATTTAAAGTTGGAGAAGTCAGTGTTTTATTTGTAAGAGTCTGAGTGTGATTAGCAAAGACAAATGTATCGTTTCCAGTCAGAAGAGGTAAAGTGACTGTTCTATTTGCTGCTAATTCGCTGACCGCAAAGTTGTAAGTATGATCAGCCGAAGTATCATTAATCTTTGGAGTTGTAAGAGTGGCGGTTGTAAGAGTTTTGTTTGTAAGAGTTTGAGTCGCTACATCAAGTACAACATTTCCAGTTGCGTCTGGAATAGTGATTGTTCTATCAGCAGAAGGATCAGAAACAATAAGACTTGTTTCCCAACTATCAACGTCAGTACCTTCCCACACAATAGCACTATTCGTAAGTGTAATTTGCGTAGATAATACATCACTGTCACCTCCAAGGCGACGATAGATCTCTACAAAGTTTTCGTTAATCTTTTGGCCAGCAGCTCGTAAGGTATCTCCGGTACCATCATTGGCGGCTGAACCAATTCCGATATTTTGTCGTGTCATTTTTAAAACCTCTTACAACAATAATTAAAAGTATTTATAATAGAAATTTATGTTCCTGTACCAACATCATCAAAAGTTTCTGATGTAATATCAAATGTGTTTTCGGTGGAACTAAACCGATATGTATATTCAATGGTGTCAGTTCTTCCAAAAGTTGACTGATCCATTGAGAAGAGTGCAGAAGCAAAGTCAGCTTCACCAGGTGTACCACTGTCGGCAAATGTAGGACTATTCGGTGTAATAATTTCAGTAATTGTCCGGCTGTTATCTTCTAGATCTTCAATTGATACTGACTGGTATCTAGAGATATAATCACGATCGATACCAACCAGAACTTGTCCACCTTCTGGTGCTGCCACGGTTGCAGTCTCTTGAGTAAATGGTGCAAATGGTTGAGCGATTGCTTCGGATACAATAACTGGACCAATCGAAGAATCTTCGATTGATAAAGGCATATTGCCAATTCCAAAGCTAGCTACACCTTCATTAACAATTCTTCCGTTAAAGAACCACCCAGCAGGATGTACGTATTTTTTATAGAGTGAATCCCAGGTCTGTGTACCAATTCCAACTTTAATGAGAATTGAATAGACTTGATATAATTCGTAGTCTTGAATAAATTTGAGTGAATCAAATCCAATTTCAGATTCACCAACAATAAACATTTGTTTTTTAGGATATTCTACTTCAACTTCTTGCTGGAAGAACGCTCTAAAGAATTCTTTAATAGAATTTTCTGATCCTTTTGATCTATAAAAATCTGCAAATCTTCGAGCACTAAATCTTGGATTGACAAATGTGTCACCGTTCTCTAAACCAGCGCTTAACTCTTTGATAATTCTATTTAAGTTTGCCAGTTCAGTTTCTGGAATATCTCTAACTCGGTATAATTGTTTGATATCAAGATCAAAGTTATCATTAGTTGCATCTTGATTAACAAAATCATAGTAGCTTTCGAGAAACGTAATTAAATCAGGATATTCTGCTCTGAAATACTCAGGCAAAATTTCCTTAATTTTTCTTTCAATAAGATTAATTTCTCGGCGACCGTAGTCGCTTAGCTTATGGGCCATTATAGAGTCACTCGAGTTTCTTGATAATCAATCTGCGCTGAAGTAATTGAAAGCTCATCGTCGATGTTTAAAACATAATTACGAAGAGGTCTAATTGTTCCTTGATTTGTAGGAACGACTGAAATCTTTATTTCTGTTCCACCTTCAATTGAAGTTGGTCTAAATCCTACAAGAGAAACTGTTCCAGTTTCAGCAGTATAAGATCCAACATTGTCTACTTTAATTTGTCCATCAATATCAACAATCTCAAGTTTATTTGAATTTAATTTATTTCGAATAGTACATGCTACACCATCAAAAACAAATCTATTACTTGTGATTCTATAGAATTCGTCATCTGGATTTGCAATAGTAGTTGGAAATTTTACGGTGTATGAAAGAGATTGACCAAGAGAAGGAGTAAATCTCTGTTGCATTTTTACATCCATTCTTGAGTTAAGAATAGCTTCATCAAATGCATCAACTTCTGTTAAAAGAGCTGATCTTCTAAATACTTTGCTAAAGCTTTTTAGATTTGTAGTAAAGTAGTTATTGATTAATTCATCGATGTCTGCTTCAACTGCTCTTGGTGTAGAGTTAGTCAAATCTGGATCTAAATTAAAGAATGTGTTAAGTTCTAAGAATGTGGTAACAGCATCTGTGAAGAGAGTATCAATTGACATAATAGAGATATTTGATGTTAAATCTTTTACGATCTCATCTTTTACATCTTGCTGAATTTCAGTAGAAACTCCATCTTTAAAATTTAATGATACGTAGACAGCACC